AGAATGGCTTGCCGTCGCTCAAGTTAGCGGTAAAGCCAACAGGAAGTGCAGCTACAGCCAACGCGCCGTAGTGACGACCACTCTTAGTAGTCATTACACGAGTTTGATTTGGAATCTGACCAAGGTCGTCATCTTCAATCTTTTCGCGCTCAACATCCAGAGTTGACTCCCACTTTCGCGGAGCGATTGTGTGGACGGTGTTGTCAGCCACGCCGTGTTTGCGCTCTGACTTAAACTCACGCATGCCAGGCACGCTGTTAAGTGTTACGATATTATTGACTGCACCTGTCACTGGTGTGATATCGTACAAAATGCCCTGCAGAGGGTCTTTATATTCTTTTTTAGTAGTCTTGTATACCGTTTTGATAGCGGTATCAAGCTTTTGTAACATTGCTTTTAAGTCCATCTTGTCTTCCTTTCTTAGCTCAGGCGAACACCTACAGTTTTATTGTCAATAACTTCAACAATCTGTCCGATTGCAGGAGCGGTAGCGCTAACAGTTGTCGTAACCTTGTCAGGTGTAGCAACTGCAACAGCTTTACCTAAGTCAGCAGCAGCTACTGCGTCGATTGCTAGCTGAAACACACCAGTTCGATAAACTCGCACCTCATTCTTGATTAGTCCGCCAGTACTCTCCATAGCGACACCTAAGAATGGCTTTACTCCAACTTCTGCTGCTTTAGCGTTGCCTGCAGCGTCAACAGTAACTAATTGTCCGCGATTGATCACGTTGCTACCAAATGGAGCTGAAATCAAATCGCCGTCTTGTCGTAGAAATGTCATTATTGATTCTCCTTCTCACGCTTTACTTCTTTATAATCTTCTTCATTCAGTCCGAATCGCTCGATGTCTGCTTTATCGGAGTCGTCCAGCTGAACTTCATCACCATTTCCATTGCCGCCTTCACCGCCATCTTCGCTCAATAGCCGCATTGCCGGCATTGCCGCAAAGAGTTCCGATAATAGCACATCAACAGATTTGGTTTTCGTATCAGATAACTGCACCTTGGTATCTTTGGCGGCGCAGAGTGCCAAATAGCTCTCCTTTTGAGCTGGGACAAGCTTGCCTTCAGAAAGCAACTTCTCATATTCAGCCTCAGCCTGCTTTTCCGATAGCTCTTGCTTCTGCCTTGCCAGTTCGGCTTTTTCCCGAGCCAACTCAGCTTTCTCAGCTTCAAGCGCTTTCTGCTCGTCAGACAAATCTTTCTTGTCGGACAAATTGTCCTCTCCAGACTTATCCTCGTCTTTATCTTCTGGCTCTTTAGCGTCAGCGATTTGCTGCTTTACCGCTTCCTCCTGATCTTCAGGAACTTCAACGTCTGCACCAGCGGCGACAGTTGTAGTCTTCTCCTCACCGTCTTCCTGCCACTTCACCTCGACGTCAAAATCACGGTCGTTAGTTACTTTTACCTTATTCATCCCATTCTCCTCTCTCTTGTTATTAGATGAATCACTAAGCACAATGGCTGCCTGCGACATGTCAGACAGCGCCGGCTCAAAGGCGTGCATACCTTTGAGATACGGATCGGTCACTAGCCCCACATGTTGGAGCACCGCGCCCTTGAGTGAGCCATCTTTCTTGTCCTTGTATTGCAAATCCATACCCATCGACACATTCGGAATCAGGTTTTTGTCGATTTTATCAGCAATCGCATTGTCACGGATTTCTATCAAACCATACAATCCGTCTTCTCGTGCCTCCAACTCTAGTAGTTCGCCAGTATTAAGACTTGCTAAGCTCGAGCTGTCATACGGGTGTCCTAGTGGCACTGGTACATAGTCCAAAACCCCGTCATTGAAGTTTTTTACCAACTGATCAACTAGATTCTTGTCAATAACCAACTTCGAATTATCCCAATCATTTGGGTCTATCCACTCTCCATAAGGACAAAGCTGCTTCCAATATCGCTTGTACTCGCTCTTGCCCTCGTCGCTCAGGCGGATGTTGTCTCTTGTCTTTGTCGAAACTGTAAACATATTATTTCTCCCGATACACTCCAAGAGAAATTTGCCCCAAAAGAAAATGCGACAAACTCGCTTGTCGCATATACTGGTCGTATTATATCATACTTGTGGTTAAAGCAAAACTATTTGTTTTTATGCTGCTTTTTCAGCTGTTCGTCTAGGTATTCAGAATCCATCTGCCAAATAGCATGCATCCGTTGAACTGCTCGGCTCGGTTTGTAATTTGGATCGGCGAGACGCTTCTCAACTTCCTCGGCCGTCTTATTCAAACTAGCCATCATTTCATCAGTCAGCAAGTCCTCTGATTCATCAGCGAGGTATTTAGTGTCCTTCGTCATTTCCATATCAGCCATGATAATCTCATTATCTAACTTCTTAAGCCTTTTTACAACGAACTTCTTGCCCCTAGACAGCAGATATTCGTCCTCATCTGTTATTGAGGTAACACCATTATCTGCTAGCACTTTCTCCATATCCAAATATGGCATATCCTTTGGAGCCTTAAAGATAAATACATATTTGTTCCCGTCAGCTTGCCGTGCAAACTCTATTGACACGTCCTGACTGGTAGATGTAGAAAGAAAATTAGGATTATCGACAATATCATTAACCGACAACTTTGACTCTAGCCCAATACCACGATACAGCACCACGTCCTTCTCTAGCTTCGTCTTCTTAATCGCCTTATCCAGTTGCTTAATATCAGCCTCAGCATACTCATTCATTGGTCGGCGACCCAATAGCGTCTGATTGATATTTATAAACCCATTGCCCTTGTATGTCTCGACACTCAGCAACTCTGCTTTGGTGTACTGTGCCACGTATGGGTTCTCTTCAATCAACTGCGGCTTTGGCGTTCTCTGAATCTTCTCAATGTTGTGCATCTGCGTGTTGTTCGGCGGGTTTATCTCATCCTCTGGATTATCGCCGAGAAGTCTCGTAAACGTCGAGCGGCAGTTAAAATGTCGCGGCGGAATATACTCAGGATATGCCTGCCACTCCTTCCACGTCATCACCTTGCCGTCCAGTGCGCTACAGCCAGGCGACGTCCGCGCATCCAGAATTGCCGAAAACTCCAACACATCGTCATCATCCCATACCGAATTACGCCCGGAATTGACCGCTTGTGCAATTGCGTACGACGCCGTATCCATCAACTTCGTTGCAAACCACGCCAGAATCAGTTTCGAAATCTCAGCACTGTAGTCGATCTGCTCATCATCCAGCACCACTCTATCCATCACCAGGCTTTTAGCGTAATTGGTGAGGTCATCCTGCTGTTTCTCGATAATCCAGTTTATGTATTCAACAGCTGCCTTGGTTAAATCGCTGCCGTTCTTCGCAGCCGGCTTACTCATTTCATCGCTAGCACTGATTTTTCCAATCTGATACCCCTGCTTAAAGAATGACACCAACGTTCGGCGGTACTCCACCGGAAACACCACCGCATCAATGTCGCTCACCAGCTTTGATTTTGCGACCTCCTGGCTGATCTCCTCCGCCACAGTCTCATAAACTGGGCGGATTTGGTCTAAAAAACGTTTTTCTAGCTCCTGCCATCTGGCGTCAAGCTTTTTCAAGCTCTCGCTCGGTTCATGCTTGTCACTCATCGTTCGCTGACCGGTCGGCGTGCCACCAGTCTGTTTCTCCTTGTTGGCGTTGCTTTCAGTATTTTCAGCCTGCTCAGTACGCTGCTGCTTAATCTTCTCCACGTCAAAGCCCAGCCGTGTCGCTGTTGCGTCCTCAATCTCGCTCGCCATTGCGTCAGATATGCGGTCTTTCTGAATCATCGTCGTAAAGGCGTTGAATATCGCACCAACCACTTCATTATCCAGCTTCTCGAATGCGAAAACCGGATAGCGTGGTTCGCTAAAGTTAATATCAATCAAATCAGCGATGATGTATTGGTTAATGTGAGCCGCCAGCTTATTCATGACGGATTCTAGACTCATACGGAACATCTTTGCTTGCGTGTCGCTCAATGCAAAACTACCAGTCGAGCTCGCCCCCTGCGAGCCTAACAGCATAAAGTTAGCCAGAAATACCCTTGCCATTTCAGAGTTCTGGCGCTCAATTGATTGGTGCGGATCGCGTCCTTCAGAGTTCAGCACTTCAAGTTCGTAATTTGCCGGCAAGGTAGCCATTGAATTGACCTTGCCTAAACGACTTAATACGTTCAATACTTTCGACGTTACTTTGTCGTCAGCTTTTGCAAGTGTGCTGCCGGTATTTTTCAATACCTTTGGTTTGATAGCGTCATTTTGCAAAGCAATGCTATCCAGGTATTCCAACTTCCATTTCTTGTCGTAGTTTCGCCAAAGTGCCGTAAATATTGAACGTCCGTAATACTGATCGTATCGTTTGCCTGGTGTGAATAGGAACGTTTTGTAAGCTGGAATATCCACCGTTGAACCGTCTTCTTGCGTTTGCTTAATTCCTTGATAGCCTTCCTTCAAATCGCTCTGAATCTCCACGCTTCTCGAATCCCGCAGCGCCAACTTCTTCAACTCGTAGCGGTTATTATTGAGCCGATACACCTTTTCCCATACTTGAAAACCATCCACTAGCGCCATCATCGACTGGTCGAGGAACAAATCAAACGGCGTTTCAATACCGCCTTTATAGCTCTCGCTCAGTAAGTTGTTTCGTACGAACTCTGCTTGTGTTTTCGCCTCAGTGCTCTCGTCGGCAGGCTTAATGTCGTACTCGCTTGCCAAAATCGGCATGGTTAGAATATTGAATAGTGCCTCGACAGTGCCATCACGCAGCATATCGCGGTAATCAGTAATTTTCCTCGGGCGGTTTAGCTTCATCTTCTCAGCTTCATAGTCTGTAAATACACCAGTACCAGCACTACCAATCTCACGTAGTCGACTGCCTGCATTTTTATCGTTATTCTTACCGCTCAAGTTTACCAGCTTCATAATTTCTCCATATAAAATACGACGCCTTTCGCGCGTCGTATATACTTACCCTGATTATATCATACTTATACTTAATCCGACCATTCATCGTCATCTAGCTCGTCATAATAATCACCAGCGGTCTGGAAATCTTTACTCGACACCTGATTCACTCCCTCCACCAACAACAACCGCACTGCATAAACCACCATGTCCACCATGTCATCATGTGTGCCTTTCGGAAATTCAATCAGCTGCTCGCGTAATGCCTGTCCATTCTGAATATCCTTGACGATATATATCCTGCCCGCCTCAAAGAATCGGCTCACGGCTAAGAGTCGCCGCACTTTGTCCTTATCAGGCTTCAAACCAATGACAGGCAATCCCGCCAGCAAATCCCGAAACACCAACCCCAGCGCGCCCTCTTCTATGCCAATCACCTGCGGTTTGTATATTTCATCAAGCTCCCTTACCGTATCAGCAGTAACACTCGGCGAGGTTCGTTGGTTGCGTATCGCACGTATGTAGACATTGCCGTCGGTGTACAGGTCAGCGACACCCATAGCGGTTGGGTCGGCCGTCTGGCGTTCACTGGCGGCAGGGTCAATTGTCAAAACTCTGGCTATCCTTGAGTGCTCATCTGGCACCTGGCTTGGCTCACATTCCTTAATCCAATCAGGCTTGACTATCGCATCTTCTTCGCTAAATGGCTTGTGCTGATATTCTTGCGCAAAAGCAATACTTCCAATGAAATCCTGATCGTTCGGGTCATCTCTCATCGCTCGTAGCTTCTCCAGGCTGCGGTGCTCCGGCCACAAAGCCCGCTCTGTGCCGTCCTCCTCGGTGGTGATTGCGTAAAATACTCGTGTCTGCCAACTTTTGAAAATGTCTTGCTGTTTCATTACTTTATTAACAAGGCTGTCAAAGTGAAGAATCGTGCCGATAACAACAGCACGTCCACCTCTAGCTAATGCTGGAATAGCTGCTTTGGTAAACCAATGATACAATTTCTGGCGTTGTTCAGCGCTCTTGATGTTCTCGTCGTTCTCGATGTCGTCGAATATCATTAGTGTCGGTCGAGTATGTCGATGTCGAATACCACGAATTTTCATACCAGATCCTTTAGCGGCGTATTTAATGCCGTTGCTCAGCACGAACTCGCCATCTTGCCAGTCATCACCTTTCATGTTTCCGAATAACCATTTAATTTTCGGATTATTCTCGAATTCGTCTTTAAGTGCATTGATGAACTCAGCTGCTTGTGTGTATGTGTCGCTGATTATCACTATGAATTCTTCTTGTTCAAAACAACCAGCCCACAACGGATATGTCATGTCTACTGTTGTCGACTTCGCGTGTCCACGTGGCGCAATAACGCCTATTCGTCGATTGTTCTTGTCGCCGATCAGGTCTAATATCTCTTTATGAAACGGTGGCGTCTCTAGCGGAAAATATGGCCGTGCAATAAACCAACCGAACAGATGGATGTTCTCCCGTCTCTTAAATATTGCTAATAAGTATTGTCGGAGCTTATTTCTATCCGTTTCCCAATATTTTTCGCATAGTCGTACAATATCTTCCCTAGTCAGATTATTCAAAGATGGCTGCTCGGAGTTCTTCGTCATCAATATCACCTTCCTCTTTCGCCTTTCTCAGCTTCAGGTCTCGCTCGTCTCGCCAGCCGCAGACATTTTTCATAGTAAAGATAGCAAAGCTTGGCGGCGCAGCGCCACTCAAAGCCACATCAACGATGAACTCGCGTTGCAAATCCTTGGCGGTATCGTATGCCTCAGCGAATTCTGGATGAAGATCGCACCAGTCTCTCAAAGTGTTGCGATGTACACCAATTTTTCGTGCAAATCCTTCAAGCCACGGCATTCGCTGAGGCAAGCGGCGCGAGACGTATTTGCCGCCCTCGGTGCCGGTTATTTCCTGCTCTCTAATAATTTCTAACGGCTCGATTGAAAAATAGTCAATAAGCTGCTGGCAATACTCTGACTTATATTTCGTCGGCTGTCCTGGTTCTGGCTGCTCAGGTTGTTTTGATGGCTTGACAGGCGGCTTTTTCGGCGTATCCTTAACAATCCCGCGCAGTTGCTGCTTCGGTGATTTGCGGCTAGACTGCTTGCTACTTCGCTTATTCCTGCGCATAATTTTTCTGGTTACCATGATATTTTCTCCAAATAAAAAAGCGGCTCTTTCGATCCGCAATTCCTAAGGCTATTATAACATAAAAGAGGCGGCACATAATTCGCCACCGCCCCTTCAAACTTTTTAGGTGCACACATATCATTGACGTTTACGTCAGTTATGTTTTAACTAGCTTGATTTCAAGCCTTCCCGTTACCTCTGTTTAGGTTGCAATCTCTGTGTGCTAACCGGCAGTTCTCAATCGTCGTCAAGCCGCCCTTACTGATTGGGACAATATGATCAATAGTGCAATCCTTCATCGTTTCAATCGGCTTGTTGCAGAGTGAACATATTGCTCCATTATTATTTATTAGTTGTTTACGGATAAATTGCTTTGAGCGAGTTTCTTTTATGCTGTAAACTCTAGGTGTTGGCGTTTTATAGTTTCGTCCTTTGATTTTACGTTTCATAAACCTCTTAATCGTTCGATTGCTCTTGTGCTCTCGACGAAATGACGATCAGTTCATCAAACGGCAGAATGAACATTTGACGAAAAATTGACGTACCTATATTAATTACCGCCTTGCCATCTTTAACCGCAATCACCGTACCGTACGACGACTCTGAACCCTTACCTCGCTTAAACGCCACTATGCTACCGACTTTAGGCTCAGGCTCAGCTTTTGGTATTATCTGCTCCTGCTTGTCTACACCGAATGTCGTTTTGATTCTTTTAATTAGCTTCATCTTAAAATCCTTATTTAGTTATTGACTCAATAAACTCAATCGCCGCATCACAGCCCTTACAAACAACAGCCTGGATGCCAGCCTCATTGAGCGTTTTAATCCACTGTTTTTGATTTGCTGACGTTACGCCTCCCTTCTTGCGTTTCATTTCGATAGCGACAAGACGATGATTTTTACCATAAACACCGTCGCCACTAACAACAGGATTGTCTCCATAGTGCATGAACTCCATCGTTGCGTCGCTATAGTCTGCTGGGACTACCACGAACAGATCAGGCACACCAGAACTCACACCAAGCTTTTTGTTCTTCGCTTTCTGACTCCAGCTTCGGGTGTATGTTTCATTCGGCACGCGAAAATGTGGATAACCTTTCAGCCGCAGCCACTGCACAAATGCTTCTTGTTCTTGATCCTCGGTTGGATTTTCTATGTTTGCGATGTTAGGCATTATTCCCACTCCTTAATTCCGAGATATGCTAACCAATCTTCTCGATTTTCTTTAATAGACCTTTCAGCGTCTTCCTTTGTTTCGTAGCGTACAGGCTCGCCTGAGTCATTCCAGAAACTATCAGAACAGTCCAGTTTTTTATTTATATAATCGTAGCTAACTACGTAGCCACCTTTCCCATTCTCAAAATCTGGCTTAAACGTTGACGTTTTTCGCAATCTGACTTCAACTAGTTTGCGTTCATAAGCTTCTTTACATTCTTCTTCGGTGTGATAAACATTACCATTGTCAATATTCAATCTGTCAATGATAGCGTCCGTGTAATTGCGACAGCTAACCTTGCCCCAATAGTCAATGTACCAATATCTATCGCCCCATTTAAGATTCCAACTAATACTGCTTGTTGATTCGAACCACTTGTCAAAATTATCGATTTCTCTAACAAGAATTGAATGTCTATGGCCTGATTCACACGCTTTCAAAACTCTTGTGCCATCGATTTTAATTTTCTCTTTGAAGATTGCCCCAGCTTTAACGGTGGGCAAATCTTTTAGTAGCTTATATAGTCTCATTTCTCCTCCAACAATTCAGAATCTTCGTGAATATTACCAGCGACTTCTAGTTGTGTTAATTCAAAGAGAGCCTCAGTTACGCCTGCGCATTCTCCTACAAAGGCGCCCTCTGAAAGCTTGACAGTCCAGTATTCAATAGGCTCGCCTGCGTCATCTACGAGAACGTCGCCTTCGTTGATTTTCGTACCGTTTCTGTCTTTTAATCCTGTATCTTGCTCGATAATATACCGCTTGTTGTCTGAGTCTGGTAGCAGCCGTGTATACCACAAGTCAGAGTCATTCTTGTCGTATATCTCGAAGATAAATACATTACCTCGACTGTCTATAGCTACATCTTCTTCGTTAAGATAAGCCTTTTCTAGGTTGTCCCAAATCCTGAACTTAATTTCACGCATTAGATTTCCTTTCTGCTATAGTTTCCTTCATCAAATCCATTGTTTCCTCTGTGTCGTCAATTAAGTCATAATACCAATCCTCAATGGTTTTTAACTTAAGCTCTTTTATGACTTCAAAAATATCGTTTGCTGCTTTTGCGTCGAGTACGGATTGATAACATTCAAGCCCGTCATACGAAGTATGACCCCTGGCAATATTAAGTTGAGCAGCTTGAGTAAGAACTCTATATTCATACAACATTTGATATATTTTATCTTTTGTTTTTTTATCTAGATTACCCAAGTTCACAACACGTCCTCCGCCTTGATAACCTCTGCATCACCAGCGGAATCTGACTCTGACACATCTCTAACGTCATAGCCCCAAATCTCGTCAAAATCGACATCTACGAGGTTTTGTGCCTCTTGCACGCATCGCTCGGCGACTTGTTTTGCTTGCTCAAGATTGTCGGCTTCAATAAAGAGCTTTCCCATTACAGTTTGTTCAATTTCTGCTTCGTAAATCATTATCATTTTCTTTCTCTATGTCCATAAATTAGTGGTTTAGTTGACATCTGCTATTTTGTCTTTTTTTCTTCAATTGTGTAGCCCTCATCGCTACTAATTACATCTTTACTGAAATAGTTAGCTATATTTCCAAAAATCAATACATAACATGCTTTAATGTCGCTCATAAATAATGGACGATACTCTGCACGAAGACAAAACTTTTTTGCAATTCTCTCAATATCTTCTTTAGGTAGTATTCTCTCGATATCATGCTTATTAAATCTAAGATTATGTTCTATTGCAAATTCTAACTCTTCAACTGTCTCTTTGTATGTCATTGTATTATGTTTACTCATAAATACTCCTCCTTATCTACACGAAATCATGTGGTTTTATTCAACCACAGAACTGGGGCAAGACGACACCAAGTGAGTGTATATCATTAGTTAATTACTTTAAGGATTGATGTCGCCAGTTGATAGCACCAAATGATAGTTGTTTTTTCATTTTTTAGGTAGGTAGAAATATAAGTTTCCATGAAAAATAAAAGGTGCGTTGGTGCTACCAGTTAGACAGACGACCCGGGTGGGCAAAACGGTCATCTGTCCAGTTCTGCGGTCGAATTGTTAATATTCACCCAGTTTTTCGACGTATGGTAGGTCGTTGGTAAACGACATTTACCCTTTCAGATATGCAAACACCAGAACTGTCGCAATTAGGATGTTATAAATAACCTGAAGTACGTAGCCACTACCGTCCATCGGCTTTCGCGGTTTATCTACCAGAATCCAACCAAATAAAACTGTAATCGCCGTTGTCACTAAGTGGATTATTGTAATTATTGCTCCAAAAACTTCCATGTTATTCTTGCCACCAAAATCCTTTCTGCTCAGCGTCAGTCTCAGACGGCTTATTGCCGTCTTTCAGGCTGCCAGCTGGCTTATTATTTATCTTGACCGCGACATCTACGTCCCGAACGCCGTGCTCCAGAAGCCATTTCCTGGCTCGCTTGGCATCAGATTCGGTAGCGTAGGTCTTGCGTGCGGCTTATTCTTGTCGTCGCTCCAGCGAACGGTGAATGTGCAATTCATCAGAGACATTACGTAGCCTCCTGTTTCTTGCGTTTGCGGCGCTGCTTTTTGCGAAGTGCTCTTTTAGTCATTTGGATCCTCGATCGTGCCGCCAAGCAACTCAAGACGTTTGGTAAACTCCTCTTCAACATCTCGATCGTTGGGTGAGAGTAATGTTTCAAAACTAATATTAATCTCGAACTCATTCTCATACGAAACTAGAGGGTACTTCTTTCGATAGTTTATGTCGAATCGCTTGCCATCAATACTTGCTTTAATCAGCATATACTCATATTTGCCGACCCAAATTGTGTCTGGAATCGTGAATTGTGTGAGCCCTGCCACTTTCTTACAGCCCCACAACCCACAATATTGCCTTAACCAATACTGCTATAATAGCTACTCCGACTAGCGAAACTAAAATCCCGCCGATCAAATATCCTATGATATTTGCCACTTTTTGCATTTTGCTATCCATTGATTACTCCTCTTCAAATTAGTATTTTTATGCGCCCTGTTGCTGTAATTCCCGGCGTAGCAGCTGGCTTTCCGTTAACTGCTCGCTCTCAGCCTTGCGATGTTCATCAGCGATAGCTGAGACTTCATCGACAATGTCAATGTCCGCCAGCGTCATCTGGTCGTAAAACCAATTACCAAGCTCGAATCTATCGCAGAACTCCGCTAACGGCTCATCTTTTAAGTGCAAATCCAGCGCGATAACATCAAGCTCATCAGATGGATACTCAAACAGCAATTCTGTCAGTATCCTAATGATTAGTTTTCGGCTCACTATTTCTCCTTTCTTATTACTTCGATCGCACCCTCATCGGGTAGCCACAAATTGCAACCAAAGCTGTAAAATTATACTGCCTTGGGGGTGGCTCAAATGTGCGAGGAGCTCCTGCGGTTGACGCCCCACCCTATATATACGAATCTGGCCACCCAAAAAGGGTGCGATGTAGGTTTGTTAATGTTCTTCTGTTCTGCCGATTTCTTCCTCGACGTACACGCCGCCGATATCGAATATCGAGCGGATAGCGTTAGCTTCTGCGCATTTCGCCAACATTACTCGCGGCATGGTTTTCCACGTCCCCATAGCATCGCCAGCGCGGTACTTACCGTAGTTGTCATCAGAAGTATGAGTTTTGGCAAACTCGTCGTAATAGGCCGTGTATTCACCAATCTTCACCGCTTCGTTTGAGCCGTCAAACCTGCCAAACACCTCTACTGTCGCCGAATCCAGCTTGGTTTTTTCAGCATCCTTGTAGTCGAAGACTGCTTTGCCGGTGTAGGCGTACGTCGGGTTTTTCGAACGGCGAGCCAGCGAGCGTAAGCCGTGAATACTAACGATTGGCTCCAGCTTTTCGATCCACTGACCGTTTACATTTTGACGCTGGTACACTGCGTAGATCTCTTTTTTCAGCGGATTCAGGTTGTATTGACTACACACCAGCATAAAGTAGGCTAAATCCTCGATTGGTCGTATTTTGCCCATTTTATCGACTCCCAGCAGGTTGCGGTGAATATTGCCGAGAACCTTTTCTTTATTCAGCCCCATCGCCCAGTCACCAACATATTTCGCTATGCCAGCGTATTCTTTCTTGACGCTAGGCTTCGCAACTTTCAAGCTGCTCTGCTCTTTCATTTACTTCCTCCTTTCTCAATCGGTGAGAAACACTGCACTCGCACTGGTTTAACCATTCCTGAACCTAGGTAGAGCATGTCACCCTTGCCGAGGAGCCGTTCACCCCCGGATTCATCCAGGATGATTTCCGAGTTCTTGGCGGTTGCTACTCTCAGACAGGCTTTAACCGGGCAATTAGCTTTGATGATTGGTGCGACAATGTCGGCACTTGGTCGCTGCGTGGCAATTATTACGTTAATATTGGCCGCGCGACCTTTTTGCAGAATACGCGCCAGGTCAGTTTCAAGCTGTTTACGGGTGTCTATCGTGGTGGTTTTAGTCTTGAGCTTACCGTTTTCATCGAAGACTCCAATTTCGTGCTTTTCTTTGCCAGTCTGCATCACCAGGTCAGCGTATTCATCAATGATCAATACTCGGCGCTTAGCATTAACTCGCTTGTTCTTGTAGCGCTCATCCATTAGGTGAACCAGCTTCTTAATCAGCATGAGTGCTGCTGGCACTTCTGAGATGATGTTTTTACCCAAATCTTCAAAGTCTAGACCTTTCATGTCGATAATGTCGACTTCGCAGTTATTCAAACTCTGGATGATGTTACGGATAAACACTGATTTGCCAGATCCAGTTTGACCGCCAATCAGCATGTGTGGCATTTTGGCAATGTCGTCATAAACAACGTTGTTCATAGTGTCGACACCGATTGGTATCTGGTGGCTGTTGGCTTTGCCGTCAAACGTCGGGAATGACTGCTCGTGCGGTACTTCGATGCCGACAGTTTTTGTGCCGTAGACTGGCGCGATAACTCGCACAGCGTCAGAACCGAGCGCCAGCGACAAATCGTCACCCATAGTAGCGATTTTTGACATTTTAACGCCACGATTTGGTCTAAACATGTACGTATCGACCGTATTACTTTTGATTACCTTTTCGACACGTCCGCCGATGCCAAATTCTACTAATTTCCCCTTTATTAGATCAGTTTCCGAACCATCATCGCTGGCAATATCTTCAGCAACAACTGTATTGACTGGCGCGAACTTCTCGCGTCGTTCTGTTGTGTGCACAGTTCTGACAGTGACGCCTTCCATCTGCGCCACAATGTGCATCGACTGCGCGCCGTTCATCATGTCGCGTGGGTTTGGAAAGTAGGTAGCGTTAGGATTATCAACATAATCGCTGACTGCCTTAACTACACGTCCAATTACATCGTTAGCTTCCTCAATGCCGTGGCGATCAAGCACATAATCTTTGATTTGAGGCATGCCGTCGCGGTTGATAGTTTTCTTGATTTCCTTGAAAACGACGCGGCTGACAGGCTTCTTGTATTTGAATTCAATCAGCTGCACGTAGATCCAGGATTGAATCAGATATGCCCAGTTTTCGGTATCTTCGTCAGAGTATGACGTAACACTTTTCCAATCAACGATCTCCAATGCGTCGCCTAAATCACGAACCAAATCAATGTAGCCCTTCATCGGAATCTTCTTATTACGGATCGATAGCTCACACTCGACGCGATCTTCAATCGCGAGTATATCGTCATATGTCGGCAGTTCGTTGATAACGATAGTCGACAATTTTTGGTACTGGTCGATAATTTTCTCGCGGCTGCCAGTTTTGCCATAATCGATTTCGTAGTCAGCAATATTTTCAATTTCCTGTAATCCAGACTGTATTGCTACCTCGATTGACTGACCTTTCAGTCGCTCCTCAATCATCTTATGCATTGCTTTGCCGACAACCAGTGCTGGACTAGACGGCTCGTCGTACACCTTGGCAATGTAGCGTTTCTTGAATTGAATCTGATTATTTAAGAAACACATTATAGCCGAATGACTTAGTATTATTCGCTCCACTTACACCTCCCCCGCCAAAGCTCGGTCGAGAAATGTCGGATCGATTAGGTTTTCCAATTTCTCCAAAATCTCACTTTCACTCATTTCACTTTCTCCTTAAAAAATTAGTAGCATTTCACCTTACCATTCAGGCATACGCTCCACGCCTTCCATCCGCTCGAGTCCCACTTGCTGCGTGCCGCATAAATCTTATAAGCGAGCGCCACATTGTGCTCTGGCTGGTATCGCCTGTCTGTCGTGTCGTGGATTGAGTTGACCTGGAATAACCCAGCGTCATTCGTTCCATTTGTATTGCGCCCCAGGGCGTTTGTTCGGCATCCACTCTCAGCCTTCATCACTGCCATAGCGATATCCACGTTCCAGTCGTATTTAGCGACCAGCGGTCGAAACCCCTCGCAGACACCTGCGCCAGCTGCCTCCACAGCAGCTTTTGGCGGCGCAGATGCATGAGCTTCGACCGCTGCGACCTTAGGCTTCAGTAGCGCCGGTCGCACGCTCGCTACTTTACGGCTTTTAACTGCTGAACCTGCTCAGAGATTCTTGTTTCCAGCTGGCTATTCTTCGATTCCTGGTACTTCACCCCCAGTCCGAATCCAACCACGCTAGCGATTAGCGCTACGATGGTGATGGTTTTAATACTTTCAATAACGTTTTTCCAATTGATTTTTTTCATAGTCTTTTCTTCCTTTTTATGTTTAGATTTTTTAGTAACTCCAAGCTGCTCAGGTGCCGGTGGCTTGCTTGGTTTCTGATGCTGAATTGTCGTCAGCTCATAGTCTAAGGCGTCTTTGTTGATAGCTGCCTCCTTTCTTAGTTAAATATCCCCTTGAGAAGCCAGCTGTCTATGTCGCCACTATATAATTTCTTTGGCCGATCCGCTTAAGTTTCGCAAAGTTCAATCATTGATAACTCTCAGAAGCCGCTACAAACAACAATCGAGCGACCTCATTCAAGCCATCAAAAGAGGGGCGAGCCTTTGCGATGCTCGCCCCTCTGAAATTGGGTCTAATCTAAAGAATCACCGCAAAGGTGATTTACGAAGTGCCAAATTGTCCAAAAAAAGAACTCTCTGATTAACAGAGAGTTTCTATAGTAATATTATAACACGACAGGACTTAAGATAGTCTTGTTTTTTGGCGATAAACTTTTATAACTATTATTACTACAATGATTGCAACCATTCCAACAGCCGCAGCAATACCAAACCACGACGATCCACTCTTGTCTTCATTATTATCCTCAGACTTCCCCTGAGCTTCCCTCAACTTCACCTCATTCATACCACCATTCTCCTGAAGTTTTACGTCTTTACCGTCAGAATCCATGGTAGCTATTTTCTTGTTATTACCACCGTTTACTTTATTACTCGAAGCGACGTCAGCAGGCTTACGATTCGTATTTTCTTTTTTACTATCATCTTTCTTTGCTTGGTTCTTTTCATACTCTAACATCTGATAATACCCATATTCCTCCAAATATCCCGGATCAGAATCACAAGCATCACCAATTCCATCCTTGTCATAATCCGCTTGATCTGGATTCGCCACATCTGGACAATTATCAAACTCCCGTTCATGCTCATCGCCGTCATCGCTAACCGTCAAAGTCGTCGTTGCCACGTTCATCAGTCCAGAACTATCAGTCACCCTAAGTGTTAACAACCCAGAAAACTCCTTAGCAAACGTATAATTGACAAAAGGCTTATCTGTCGTCACGTCATACACGCCGTCTTGATCGACATCCCATTCATATTTCACGATTTTACCGTTTGACGAATAAGAACCAGCGCCATCCAATTCTAATGTATCGCCAATTTTCGCCACATATTGACGATTTATCCAGGCATTCGGTTTGTTTGTCACATTTTCAACCGACGCATTAACTTGATCAACGAGCTTATCATTATCGTCAGCTTGTAAATATGCGCCGTCCGTTCTTTCAGCCAAAGACATCACAGGCGCCATCGCAACAGTACGAGAAGTGTCAATAATATATATTTGAGCCGGATCAACGGCATAAGCAGCATCAACGATAGATTGTTCGGTTAGCTCAGTAACTGGCTCTGGGTCCTTGGCTGGAGCGTCACCAATCACAATCATAATCTTCTTTACTCCCGCTCGCCACTGTAGATTCAACCCCGTCTTAATACCAGAATAAACAGATTCTTTCCAGTCGCCACCATTACCGAGTTGAATAAAATTGACAGCCTTGTTAAGCGCCTCGACATTACTCGTAAAATCTGTCTCAATTTTGGACGGATGATCTCTCGAACTTCCGCCACAACACGGATGATCTTGATAAGTAACCAGTGCAAATCTAGCACTTTTGGTTTTCGAACTGATCGACTCAACTATATTTCGAATGTTATTTCTAACAGCACTAATTGAACTACCCATCGAACCAGTCGTGTCAATAACAAATACTACATCAATATCGCCATTCGTTTTCGTTATTGGTTTCACTAAATTAGGCAGTGGTACTTTTTCGCGAAGTGCCGACATATAATTGCTATGCCCAAAGAAATTCGGGTGATACCACGAGCTCATATTGAATGCATTTGGCTCAAGGAATTCATGAATCCAACGATCGTGATTCTTCTTAAATATTGAGGCGTCTGGCTCATGTCCAGAAAACCGCTTCGGCAAACTATCAATAAAAATCACTTTCTCTTTACCGAGGCTTTTATTATATTCCTCAACCACCTTTTTCTGGCGTAAATTACCTTCCAGTCCTAACTTGCGCACTTCACTAGCAACCGAAAAATCGGATAGCTTCTCGCCATTATCAAGTGCTAGTAGTGGGTATCCTAAGAGAACTATTTTCGCGTCTGGACGTAAACGAGAATTAAGCGATGATAAAATGGTTTTCGTTCTATCTTCTAATTTATCCAGCAAATTCCTGGCGTCATTTATCTTTGTTTTGCAATCTGAAGCAGATCTTATCACAGCAGTAAAACAAGACTTAACAATGCCGTCAAAAT